AGATTAAATCTTTAATATCTCAAGGATATAAACCTTGTTCGTCATGGTACGAAACAATGGTTAAAAAATTAAAGTTTGATAAACGTAAAATTAACCAAGAATTAGAGTGCGCCTTTTTAGGTTCAGGAGATAATGTTTTTGATGTTAAATTATTACAAACAATTAAAGAAAATCATATTGAAGAACCTCAAAATAAAATGATGGGCGGTTCTTTATGGATATGGAATGAACCTGTGGCTGGACATAGATATCTTATGGGTGTTGACGTTAGTCGTGGTGATAGCGAGGATTATTCAACGTTTCAAATTTTTGATTTTGAAACAAGAGAACAAGTTGCTGAGTATATTGGTAAATTACCACCTGATATCTTGGCTGAAATATGTTATAAATGGGGTGGTATGTATTCTTGTTTTGTAGTAATTGATATTACCGGAGGTATGGGTGTAACTACCGCAAGAAAAATGCAAGAGTTGGGTTATAAAGATTTATATATTGACGGAGTTGATAACGCAAACAAATGGAAATATGATTCAAAGGCGGTCGAAAAAATACCAGGTATCAATTTTAATAATAAACGGGTACAGATTATAGCTTCATTTGAAGAGGGGTTAAGACACGGTTTAAAAGTTAAGAGTTCAAGATTACTTAATGAAATGAATTCATTTGTGTATGTAAATGGACGACCCGATCACCAAAAAGGTGGACATGACGATTTAATTATGTCAATTTCAATGGCGTTATATGTTGCCGAATCCAATTTTGCGAGTTTATCCAAAGTGACAGAACAAACAAAGGCAATGTTAAATTCTTGGACTGTTAACGTTAATGAAGCACCGTCTAAAGTGTTAGATTTCGATCCTAATGTTCCTAATTTACAATCAAGACCAACAAATCCAACACAACGAATATACGATAATCAACCATCAAGACAAGATTATGAGAGATATGGTTGGTTATTTGGTGGTAGATGATATTTATAAGAAAAAATAAATATGGGATTAGTTCAAAGAAAAAAATCGGGAAGAAAACTTAATGGGAGTAAATTAATCGTTCCAGGGCAAGGAGTATCAACGGTAAAAGGATTTGATGATAATAAAAGAATTCCAAAAGGTAAAAATTAAAACTTCAATTTAAGTTAATTTGGGTTAATATTATATTATGGAATTAAATACGCAAGATAATAATAAAAATAATAATTTAACGGTTTGGCAAAGGTTATCAAAAACTTTTGGACCTAATTCATTATTGGGGCAAGATTACCCAACTTATCATTATGATAAGAAAGAACTTTTAAAAACCACAAACAAACAAGAGTTTGAGAGAGAAAAACTCCAAGCACAACAAACATATTATTTGGCTAACCAATGGACAAAGATTGAAAACAATCTTTATACCCAAGCCATTTATTATGAACCAACAAGATTAGCTTCGTTTTATGATTATGAAAGTATGGAGTATACTCCTGAAATTTCAGCGGCTTTAGATATCTATGGTGAGGAATCTACTACGGTAGATCAAAATGGACAAATGTTACAGATTTATTCTGAATCAAAAAGAATTAAATCTATATTAGACGATTTGTTTAACAATGTATTAGACATAAATACCAATTTACCAATGTGGACAAGGAATACTTGTAAGTATGGTGATAATTTTGTCTATATAAAATTAGATCCTGAAAAAGGAGTTGTTGGTTGTATGCAATTACCTATTATTGAGATTGAAAGATTAGAAAAAGGTATGGCGGCAAAAGCTTCTAGAGTTGAGGAGGATCCGGAACATAAAGGATTAAGATTTAAATGGAAAGCAAAGGATATTGATTTTAATACTTGGGAAGTAGCTCATTTTAGATTATTAGGTGATGATAGAAAACTTCCTTATGGGACATCAATGTTAGAAAAGGCTCGTCGTATTTGGAAACAATTATTATTATCTGAAGACGCAATGTTAATCTATAGAACATCAAGAGCCCCTGAAAGAAGGGTGTTTAAAGTGTTTGTTGGTAATATGGACGATAAAGATGTTGAGCCTTATGTACAACGTGTTGCAAACAAGTTTAAAAGAGATCAGGTAGTAGATTCTAAATCAGGTAACGTTGATTTGAGATTCAATCAAATGGCGGTAGATCAAGATTATTTCATTCCTGTAAGAGATCCGGCACAATCGTCCCCTATTGAAACATTACCTGGAGCTCAGAATTTGAGTGAGATTGCCGACATTGAGTACATCCAAAAGAAACTTTTAACTGCTCTTAGAGTACCTAAAGCGTTTTTAGGATTTGAGGAAGTGGTTGGTGATGGTAAAAACTTATCGTTACAAGATATTCGTTTTGCAAGAACAATTAACAGAATACAAAAAAGTATGTTAGCGGAAATGAATAAAATTGCTATCATACACTTATTCTTGTTAGGGTTTGAAGACGAATTATCAAATTTTGCATTAACACTAACTAACCCATCGACACAAGCTGATTTGTTAAAAGTTGATGTGTGGAAAGAAAAAGTTATGTTATATAAAGATATGGTTGCGTCGGTTGAAGGTATTGCACCTGTGTCAGCATCTTGGGCTAAAAAACATATTCTTGGAATGTCTGATGATGAAATTAGATTGGATATCCAACAACAGCGAATTGAAAGAGCTGTGGCTAAAGAACTTGCCGATACACCTACAATTATTGTTAGAACAGGCATATTTGACACGGTAGACAAACTTTATGGTAACTTATCAGGTTCTACTCAACCATCTTCATCAACTCCTCCTGAGTCACCTATGGGAGGAGGTGAATCACCACCACCACCACCATCAGGGGGTGAAGCGCTGGGTGGGGCAGAGGTAACTCCTGAATCAGTAAAGAAAGATAATTTAAAGATTTTAGTTGAACGTGCCACAATGATTCAAGACGAAGATTTCATAGATTTATCTAAAGCAAGAAATTCTTTAGGAGAAATTCAAGATGAATTGGATAAACTTTTAGGTAACTAATATTTATATATAAAAATACTATGACATCATTTGGGTTAATTAAAACAAAAATAGAAAAAAAGTTATCTGAATCATATCAGAATGGAACTTTTAAAACTGAATTCTCAAGATTTAAAAAACTTGTTTTAGAGAATAAAAAAATAAGTAAGGTTTTATTCTTATATAATGAATTGATTAATAATAAAAATATATCTGAATCAAACGCAAAAGAATTTGTTACAGAATGTATTAATTCTCACAAGTCAATTAATCTAAAACAAAGTGATTTAAATCTTTTAGAAAATTGGTTAAAAAATACAACTTGTAAAAACAAATATTCGGATATTGATACCATATTTTCAAACGATGTTTTAAAGTTAGTTGAAAAAGTTGAATCAAAAAATAGAATTGTTGAAGGGTTAAAACAATCTCCACCCGAAACTTCAAAATCACAAATTAATATCCCAATTAAGTCAATGGTACAAATTGCAAACAAAACTTTCGCAAAACACATTGAATCTTTAACTGAAGGTGAGAAGAAAGAATTAATGGGAGTATTAACAATATCTGACGATGAATTAAAAGATTCTTTCAACAAATTAAAAGAAGATACAATCCAAAAATTAAATCTGTTAAATCAAAAAGAATCCGACTCCGAAATTAAATCCAAAGTGGATGAAACAATTTTTAAAATACAGAATGAAAATGTTGACAGATTAAACTATTTCAAATTAAAAAAATTAAACGAAACAATTTAATCGTTTTGATTTAATTTATTTTTGTAAATAGCCTTTAATTTTGCGCTTCTTTTCTTTACTGAATACTTTACAAATTCTTTCCTTTCTTGGAGTTTTTTAACTTGTCTGGTTTTAATAACCTTACTTTTCAAAGCCTTCAAAGCTTTTTCAATGTTTCCGTGTTCTTTTACGTTTACTATTAGCATATTATATTAAAATATCTTGATATTCAGTTTTTTGACTTTTATAGTTAAATATATTATATTTTCGTTAACAATAAACTGATTAGTATGAGAATGAATGAAAAAAGGTAAAACCTCACGAATAGTGGGTTATAAAACAGCAAAGATAGTATATGGGACGGTAGATTCCAAAAATTTAAAATCAATTTACATAAATTTACAAACTTGGGTTAATCCAAAAACAGACGAGGAATTAAATTGGGGGAGGGTAATCCTCAACACATCAAGATTTATCAAACATTCAGTATTAGAATCATTAGATAAAAATATTTTTGAAAAAAATTTTATAGTAGATTTAGATTTAAGATCAAGTGGAATATGTCACGGAAAAAAATCATTCATGAATTTAGAAGTTAATCTTTATCTAATCGAAGAATTAGATTTTAAATCAAATGTATTAAAAAACTCAATCAAAAAAATTATACAAAATATATTTTCAGACGTAATAAATAGACATCAATATTTTGAATTCACACTATCCAAAAAACAAAAAGTATTAGTTGACTCTGAATAAATCATAATAAGTTGGTATTTATAAAAAAAACTAACTTGAAATGAACGAACACAGAATTTTAGGACCAAACGAAATAGGCCGGGGGATTCTTATCGAATGGGACGCCGGTTATATCGATCCTAAAGACAAGAGAAACGAAAGTATAATTAAAGAGTCAGTCAATAGACTAGACTACTCCAAACCTTTTGAGTTTTACGCTGTATTACAGAAATATAATACCCCAAATAGAAACGGAAGGATATATCCTGAAAAGATTCTAAAAAGAGAAACTGAGAATTATAAGAAAATGATTCAAAAAGGTACTTCTCTTTCTGAATTAAATCACCCTGAATCATCTCTAATTGATTTAGAGAGAGTTTCACACATTATCGATGAGATATGGTGGGATGGACACGTAATGATGGGTAAGTTAAGATTATTAACTTCTCCTGGATTCCATGAAAGAGGAATCGTATCAACAATGGGGGACATCGCAGCAAACTTACTACGACAAGGCGTAACATTAGGTATCTCTTCAAGAGGAGTTGGATCACTTAAAAAAGTGGGAGATCAGAACGAAGTACAAGATGACTTTGAATTAATTTGTTTTGATTTAGTATCTTCACCTTCAACACCAGGAGCATATCTATTCACAAACAAAGAAGATAAAAATAAGTTTGAGGAAAATATTGAAGAAGAAAAAAGACAAGATGTTGAAAGGCATGTTGGTTCGACAGGAAACGCATCATTAGATTTAATGAAAAGATTGTCTGATTATTTGGGAA